TCACTGTCCATGCTGGCTACAACAAATTCTTCAAGGGTACCTTCTTCGATACGTTTACGAAGGTCGTCAAGAACTTCCAGCAAGCCAGTTTTTTGTTTCTTCTTGCTAAGGTCTCTAATGTTAACTACTTCCATGGTTACTCTCCAGTTGTATTAAACAATTGACTAACAGTTGGGCTAACTGCATCCCACATTTCTTTAGTAAAATTGCGTTTCATAAAGTTCTGAATAGCACTAATATATTGAAGATTACTCGGATGGTTGATTTGTTTCTCTGTCCAACCTAGTCTTTTTGCTTCGTCTCTGCTTACGATGTGATCGTGTTGTGGCTCATGAAATAATTTATCAACGCCATCTTCTTTTACGACCTTGTTCTCGCCCTTGCCAAAGTCATAAAAACGATAAACTCCGGCGCCGTCTGTCCAACCGTCGGGCGTCTTGTCATACATCATTTGTGCTTCTTCATCGGTCCACCGATACTTTAACTTTAAGTCTTGTATCTTAACCCATTTAAGATCTTTACGTTTGGCAAACTCCTTATAAATTTTATCATTAATATAAGTAGACTCACACAGACCTCGATAAGGACTACGCTTAGTCTCTTCAATTAACAAATTAATTTTTTCGTAGTTATTGCACATATTATGCTAGGTCAAGTTTAAACTTGAAACGCTCTTCAGTCCACATCGGTGGTTGCCATTTCCAGTCGACTTCTTTTGAATAAGTATTGCAAATTTGTCGAATACCTTCAGCAATGACCATAGGTTCGAAACGAATTGAAGTTAGATCATTGTCTGCTTTACATGCATCCTTAATCAGACTATGTAGTTTGTTGCCTTGATTATCCTTTGGCAGAAAGGTTTTAATTGCTTCTTGAATAGCATAGTCCATAGCAATCGGATCAACACCGGGCTCTTGTGCCTTAAGGAACTCACATAGCCCCCAACTATTCGCTGTTTGAAACGTGCTTGTGGGAAACATTTGAGCATTCAACTCTATTGCTCGGGTCGCAATATCAGGACCGTAGGTTTTCCAATAATTGATCATGTTACCAATACCAGTTAGCACTTTACTGTTAGTATTGATATCTTTGTCGCCCTTCTCAACTACTTTGATTTCGTTCTTTTCAAAGATTTCATTTAAGTCAACGCACAACTGATCTTCAGCATCCACTGGAAGATTCGCTTCTACACTTGCGTAGCCACGCTGAACTCGAATACGAAATTTGTCAAACTCACTACACTGTAAACTATTAATGTTGATAGCCGCATATTGTTGGACATCCCAATACTCGTCATCGCTTTCAATGTAGTTAATTGGAACATGGTCGATGCCTAGGATCATACATGCCAATGTACGATGTTGCATGTCGTTTACAAACAGTCGACCTTTCGAATCCATACGACCAATACCAGGGAAAACTAGTCCGGGCTGAAACTGAAATACAATATCGACAAGAATATGTTGTAAGAAAATGTCACGCTGTTTTTCTGCATTTTTGTGCAGGACAGAAATTGGTGACAATGAGTTAGAATAATTAATTGGAGGTACACTCATCTTCATGCTTGCTTCGGCAAGAGAATCAAAGTATGGCAAATCAATACCTTTAAGCGGATTCTTTGCCCCCAAAATAATCATCTTTTGGAAACAAGCAATCATCATATCAGTAAAGTTCGGCGCTTTACCTAAAGTTTGGGTATTAATATAGACCGGAATATTTTTCTTACGGTCTTCCTGTTCTTTAAAAGAAAGAGAAGCCCAGGGCTTTCGATCCTTCTTTGGTCCTAAAAGTTTGAAAAGATCTTCTCCAAAAAGATCAGTAACTTTCTTGGGGTATGCCATTGTGCGTCTTTCAATGTTGTTAAACAATACTTGTATTGTAACATCAAAAGACAAAAAGGTCAATCACAATCTATAGGTAATTCGACCTTTGGACAAGTCGTAGGGACTCATTTCAACTCGAACTCTGTCGCCCAAAATAATTTTAATTTTATTTTGGCGAAGTCTGCCGTTGGTATAGCAGGTAAGGATGTGTCCGTTTTCTAAGGTGACACGGAACATATTGCTGGGTAGCACTTCAGAGATGGCACCTTCCATCTCGATTAAATCACTTTTACTCATGCTTTGGTAATGAACATTGATCCGTCTTTGACTTCAATTTTAACCACGTCGCCGGGTTTGAGTCCAGACTGTTCACAGATTTCTGGAGGGATGGTCATCATAACATGATCCGGATCTTCCGGAATATCATGAAATATGTCTTCGACCAAGTATGTTTTCGTCATGCAAACAGTTTAACAGTTAACCGATATTATGTCAAGTAAAACGGTTATCTTCTTATTCTAGTTCTAGGATAAACTTGCCCAGAACTAGGACGAATAAAATAATCAGTTTTTGGATAAACTCCGCCGTTTGTTGCACGTTCTTGTTTATGTGCAAGGAATCGATTTGGACTGCCTGACAATGAGTAGACATTGCTCAACCCAGCATTAGCATCAAAGACCTGAGATTTAGCATTGGCAATAAGATATTCTCTTGCCTTGTCGTTATTCATGTTAGGATAGATTTCTAATGCACAGGCTAGTACTCCACATACTTGTGGACTAGCCATACTAGTGCCACTATAAACGTCTTGTCTATAAGCACCATTACGACTATCACCGCCACCACCACTGTTTACACTACTTTGTATTCCTGAGCCAGGAGCCCAAATATCAATTCTTCCGCCTCTGTTACTAAAATCGGATTTTCTATCTGATATAGTTGTATCAATAGAACCTACGCAGATAGTCCCAAGACTAAGGTCTTCCTTTATTGCACCACCAGGTGTTCCTAGATCACTTGTGTAATAC